CCAATCAAAATAACTACGTACTAAAAGCATTAAAAGAAAATGCAGTATTCTCCAAGATGTTTGATGTTGCTACAGCAGAGGTAACATCTTCTCTTGGAACATACGTTAACAGATCTATGGTGGTTGGTTCTAGAATGAATCAAACACAGGATTTAATTGAATTCTTAATGAATCAAGGTGGTCAAGAAGGAAGAATTAAAAAAATACTTGAACATCAGATAGGGCTTTTGTCTCAAGAAACAGCTATTGACTTTACCAAAGCAGCATCTGGCGTGATGCCTGTTCTTGAAACTTTAGATAAAGCTAAAGAAGAATTAAAATTTTTACAGGAATTGATAGGTCATTCAACTGATTTAGGAGCAGCTCGCAGCGCACTTGAAAAAATATATAAAAATAAAACACTGGGTGCAATTGGAGATGAAGCTATGTCTTCGTTTGGCAAGAGAATTGGATCTGAATATGCACAAGTAATGGAGTATGCTACTGAATTAGCCATAACCGATTCAGACGCCGCAGAAGAGTTTAAGAAAAGATTTTTACCAAAAATAGATAAACAATTATTCTATGGAAGAACTCAAACAAAAGACGTTGAATCTATTATATCTGGCGTTGTTGAAGGAATTAGAGGATCAGCTACCAATGTAGACAACTTTAAAGATATTATAGAACAAATATCTGGCGACAAATTTCCTACAGATCCAGAACAACAAAGAACTAAATTCTTGGAACAATTTGGAGCAGATGCTCATCATATGTATTCTTCTTTGGAAAGAATGAATCGCGCAGGAATATATCAGGCCTCAGCAATGGAGGCACAAAATGCATTAAGAATGAGAAGCAGAGTTGTTGATCCATCACTAGCTGCATTTGAATATACAGAAAATGCAAGAAGAGCAGCTGACTATTTGCTTGATAAACATTTTGAAGAAGCATCTAAAATACAAAACTTTTTTGCAGAGACAGATTTATCCAGAATAGATACAAATGAATTATATCAAAGAAAATTGCAAATGGGTGAAAGGGTTACTGAAGAAATTAAAGAAGCTGCTAAAAGATCAGGTGTTTCTTTAGAAGAAATGATTAATACTTTAGAAAAAAGAAGTGCTCAAACAGGAAAGAGTTCTGTATATGAAAGTTTGTCATATTTTACAAGATCGGTCTTAGAAGACACAGGCTCAGTTGGAGTAGAATCAAACAATCTAAGGACAATGATAGGCGCAGCAAGAATAAAAAGAAAATTTAATTATAATAAAAAGCTTTTAGATGAAGTCGATGTAGTTGAATCTTTAGCTTTATTAGGAGAAACTAGTCCAGGTAAACTTACGCAAAGAGCAAGAGAAGTTGCTCGAAGCACATTTGAATTATCTGAATTCATTTCAAAATCAGGACTAGAGTTAGAGGAATCACTCAGTAGACAATTAGATATATTAACTCTACTTTCTGAAGATGCAGATCTAGCAGAGAAAGTTTTTTACGGTAGAGACGCAAAAGCAGTCAGGGCTAAATTAATTGATAGGGTTGAAGCAATTAGATCACACTCTAGATATCAAGAATTGGCTGATGAATTCAAAGATCCTGGAACAGCGTTTACTTCTCCTGCATCAGTTACATCGGGCCCAACATCAAGCAAAGTTGCAAAAGATTTAGATAGAGTTATAGCTGGGGAAGAAGTTAGTACTAGTTCAGCTACCTTTAAAAGAATAGGTGAATTCATTAAAGATGGAAGTTTAAGAAAATTATTTGAAGAAAATAAAACATTTAGAAATTCAACTTATGCTATTGGTGCATTAATTGCTGGAAGTTTTATTTATGACAGATTAAAAGATAGAAGCCCAGAAGATATTCAGGGTCCACCATTGCTACCGGGTGGATCTGCCTATGAAGAAGATTATCCAAAAAGAATGGCAGAAATTCCAGAGGTTGGTCAAATGATGTACAACCCAGGAGTTAGTTATAAAGTTAATTTGTATGGTGATAGAAGAGATGTAGATAACTTTAAGCAACAAGCTATGGGCTTAGGAAAATTCAATATGAACACTACTATGTATCGTAGAGCTCCCGAATTGGGCAAGAACCCATATCAAGAAGTGGCTAGTTCTTTCTAAGGTGACGTATGATTTTTGGTGCTGATAAACAAAATAAAAACTTAAAAGAGGCTGCAGCCAAGACTAAAGATACGTCTCCAAGGACGCAAACCTCAAATAAGTACGCAGCAAAAATAGCATCAAATAAAAATAACTCAACAGCCATTGAAGCAAGTCAAGCAAAAAATATAAAGTTTAATTCTAAAAAAAACATTAATAGATCAGACACTTTGAAGGGGTCAAAAGAGGGTTTGATGGATGGAAAATCCACACACCTTCAAATGAATAACTCTGGTTACCTTTCTAAAAAGCTTCAAGAAGCAAGATATAGCAAGTCGCACCAAAGTCACGTAAGTCCATTTATGAAATCTAACTTTACAAATTATCGTAATAATGATATAATTAACAATTATAGTGGAGTTACCCAAAAAGACTCTTCCTCATCTAGACTAGATGCTTTGTCTAGAATAAACATAATGTGATGGTAAACAATGGCTAATCCACAATCATTTCAATCTCATAAAATAGATTCTAAAGCATCATCATATATAAAATATATATTAGGTTTATCTTATGTGGACAGGATTATAGATTTTCTTAATCCAGAAAACGGCTCAACAAATCCTCTTCAACTATCAGATTTCTTTAGTAATGGCACACTTCCTTTTGGAGAAACATTAGATGGCTCACCACTAGATGCAATTAATTATAATGAAGAAGATAAATTTTCTTTATATGCAATTAATTTAGGTATTAATTATTGGTTGAATGGAGATGAAAACGCAGTAAGGTTTTTAAGTAAAGAATTAATAAACACTTATAATAGGCAGAGTGGCAATAATTATAGTGAATATGAATTAAAAACAGTTTTCTTTAACGGTTGGCCATCTCCAACTAAGCCAGATGGAACACCAGAAACTGGCCATCCAGCTGTAGAGATAGCCGCTCATGCCCTGTATCATAGATTAATTATATGGAAAAAGTTATCGCCAGCATTTGATTTAAATCTTTTGGTAACTGAAGAAAATAAATTTATCTTAGAACAAATTGATAAATCTATAGATCCAGATGGAATAGGTGAATCATCATATCTTTCTGACGTATACAAGGAAGTATATGGAAATGAAGCCGATGCAGACTACTACTTAAAAGGTTTACTAACCCTTGCAAGACCAAATGAAAACGTTGGTTCATCATCATGGCTTAATTTTTATAGAGCATTTGATCCAAATCAAGCTAAAACAAAACCAACAATAGATCCAAAAAACTTATCAATAGTTCAATTTGATAGGCTTATGGAAAAAATAATGCAATCTGGTTTGTTACAACTCGCCTCGTACGCAACTGATATAGGAGTCTTTGCAAGACAAAGGCTCTCGGATGGAACTTCTGTTCAGGAATCAGCTGCAAATGCTCTTGATCCAGTTAGGGATACCGCTTGGTTAAATCAATTAATTTATGTTACAACTAATTTGACCAGAGATCCAATAACATTGCAGTCAATAAATGTATATTTCCCAGCGTTAGTGACTTTCTTTTTTGATGCGTTAGCCGCAACTGGAGACTACTCAAATGAAGGAAAAGGTGGCGGAGAAGAAGATGAACTTAATGATATTAATAAGTTCTTAGAAGAGTTTCAAAAAGCTTTAGGAATGAGAAATGGTGAATCTGTATTTGAATTAGCTTCTAATTTCAATGAAAGAATAGGAACTACTAATAAAAGAATTGCAGATGTTTTAACCAATTCTCCATACAGACCTAATTCCTCGCCGGAAACACCAGACATTTTTCATCTTAGACTAGGTGCCGCAAACTTCTATGTTCCACCATTATCTATAAATATAAATTCAGCTTTTAAAACTGGAAGCTTAACTGGTGGAGCATTAAGGCAAAGAAATACTCCAAAGTTTAATTCAGGTTATAAAGAAACTTCTATAACAATGCGATTGTTCTTTCCTAATTATGAAGAAATTTGGGGAATTTCAATCGAAGATGCATCAAGGATAAGATTAAAAGATAATTTTGTAATAGATTTTTCTAGCGATGGTGACTCAGATAAAAAAATAGATAAATTCCTTTCTTCGCTAAGAGGAATAATAGCAGCATTTAAGTATTCACCATTTTTACCTGTTAAAAACAGTTACTTGAACGGAGTTCATGGGATAACAGCAGTTGCTCTTTCAGGCATGCAAATACAAACAGTGCCAAACTTTCCATTTGCTCTAGCTGTAGATTTAGAACTTCTTAACTTTAATCATAAACCATTGCTTCCTATGATTAGTGATTTTAATCAAGCTATACATTGGGGTAAGTATAGACAGTATATGGGCAAAGCCGCTGGAGCAATGTATAGTTATGTAAATGGTGATTTCTTGCAAAAGAAAAGTGATGTAAAAGCTTCAGATAAAATAGCAAATCCATCTAATGTTCAATCTGGTTTAACGGTTGGCAGTAACACATATGATATTAGTCCATATGGCGCTTCATTAGTTAGGACTTCTAGTTATGATGGCGAAAAATTAACAACTAATATTTTAGATGAATGGAATAATGGCAATAATATTACATTCTATATTCCTATAGAATCACAAACAAAAATATTTTTACCAGATACAAGCTCATTCAGAGCTGATAATGAAGATTTGATAACTGATCAAGGCGAAGATTTTTGGACAAGAATATTATCTTATGTTGGAATCGATGTCAACCAATCAGCTGATTATGGAATAACACTAGCAAACACTTATCAGTTGGCAACTAGTGGTCAATATAGTAGAAGCATTAAAAACATATTAAGGGATGCAATAGATGTTCTAACGGCTGGAGTTTCAACAGGTGAACCTCAGAAAAAGGTTTATGATTATTTAGTTAAAGTATTCTTAATAGAAAATAAATCTCTAAGTGATTCTGAAAAAAATTATATCAAAGATATAAATAGCACAACTGTTCCGGGACAGTATGGCACAAATAATTATATTGTTAATGGAGAGGTATTAAGAGACACAACTATATCTGTAGTAAAAGAGTATATGAAGAAAATTTCTCTTAACTCTAAAACCTATCTAGATCAAACAACTGAATCATTAGCAGTTAAAAAAGCAAAATCTCAAGGCATTGAAATACCAGGAGATGGCGAAAATGGAAACGAAGAATATCAGAATATATACAATGAAACAAAAGCTCAAGTAAGTGATGCATTTAGCGTATTGTTATATGAAAGATTTTATACAAGCGGTCCAATACAAGCGTTAATGGAAGCTGCAAGAGCAAGGGCGGGTTCTTTCCAATTTAGAGAGTGGGAAGTTCCAATGATGAAAGTTGACCTTGATCCAAGCGCTGTTATTGTAAATGGAGTTAGCGTTTCTTTAGGTAATAATTTAGCAAAACTTCAGCTTCAAATGCAAGATGAACCTACCTATCAACACATTGGAGGTAGAGATACTTTTATTAATATTTCCATGACTGTAACTGGAGAAAAAGAATTAGCAAAAATTAAAAGAATATTTGACCATGTAAACTCATTAGCTAGGTTAGAACATGCTAGCGGTGTACTTGGTTTTATGGGCATTAAGAATATTATTACCGCACTTGCTGGAGTTAAATATGTGATGCCATCAAACTATTCGGTATCAACAATGCCAGATTACCCTCATGTTTATCAAGTAAGTTTAAGCTTAATGGATTTTGACGTCTTCCAGCAAACTAGAGAAAAGTTAAGTTCAAAACAACAAGCAGATTTTATAGATATATTTAATACAAAAAGAAATCCATTTTTAAGAATAAAACAATTGTGGGGTTCTTTTAACGCATATCCAGATTTGCCATTGCAAATAAAAGATCCAAAAACAGATGAAACAGTTGGCACACTGGATCCAGATTTCTATTTTAGAAGCTTTGAAATGTTTGATAGAGACGTTATTAATAACGTAAGTTCTCAAACTAGATATCCTGCATTTAATTCTATTGGCCCAACTTTTGATGGCAAAGTAAATGGAACTCAACAAGAAAAAATGCAAAAACAACTTGCCGTAATATATCTACTGCAAAACTTTATCAGAGAATTTGGCGATTTAACTACACCAGATTTAAAGTCTGCAAAATTAAAAGAACTTATTTTATGGATAAATGGCAATGAAATAGATCATGATCTTTTCTTAGCAACATTAAAATTTTACATAGAAAAAAATGAAAACATAAAAGTAACAGGTGAAGCATTATTAACTGATTATATTAACTTTAATACAGGAACTGTAACTGATGATCCAGATGCCAATCTCTACAACGCAGATATTCACTCTCAACCATATGTTGTTGGAGATGTTTCTTCTTCTAGTAAAAAATTATTTAACATTATTGAGATGGCTTTAAGTGGAAGCTTTAGTTTAAAGGATGAAGACAATATAAGCTTTATGCCAGACGATTTAGAGTTCCATGGCATTATTCACCAAATGCCAATCTTAGATCCGGCAGAACCAAATAAAATACCTGCAACATTTACAACTGCCTATGGAGTTAATTTTGGTTATATAGATGTAGAAAAAGATGGACGATTCTATCTTACGATAGATGGAGTTAATATAAAGAAAGGTTCAAAAGTAGTTGAACTTGCTCCTGTTCCAATAGAAGAACAAACTAATCCAGCAAATGGAACAAATTCTTCAGCGATTGCATCACTTTCTCCTTTGAGCTCTTATTCGAATCCAGTTTCTCACGGCGATTCAAATGGCCCAGAGTGGTCTTCTCAATCAGACCAACCACCAAAATCAGTCAACATGCATTGGGAAAAAATGTTGGTAGATACTCAGTATAGAGACATATCAGGAAGAATGCTCAGAGCTTTTCCAACCTACATGCTTTGGCTTATTGATGAGGGTGGTTATTTTGCTGGCGTTAAATTGTTTGACAATTTTTATGGACTACAATCTATTATAGATTTTTCTGTTGTATCTTCAGAAGATCTATTGGGAGACACTCTAATATTTAGAGTTTCTAATCTTTATTCAAAATTAACTAAACCAGCCGCTACAGACATTTTTGGTCCCGATTCTGCTTTAGCAAATTCTGCTTTAGGAGAAGATTTGGCAGGTATTTTAGGTAATACTTTAAACAAAGCTAGAAATATTTCAGCTTTTATGAAGAGTGAGTATGTTGTAGACATAGAAAGCATAGTATTAAAGCCTGGAGTTAGGGTTCACTTAAGAGGTGGATATGGATCTAATCCAAATTCGCTTCAAACATTGTTCAATGGAACAATCACCCAAGTAGAGTATGGCGAAATAGTTACTATAACTGCTCAATCAGATGCAATTGAATTGGGTGCGGTAGTAAATTCAACTAACAAAAAAGGTGACAGCGGAAAAATAGATGGAGGAATAAACACTGGTCTTTGGATGTCAGAGCCAAGAGACTTAATGGTTAGACTTTTATCTATGGGAACTTCTAGATTTAGAGAAGGAATAGCCAACGCAAATAGAGGATTAGTTTTTTCAGAAAATAAATTTGGTATACGTCACTTTGGTTCAATGTTATACGAACCCATGACAGCTTCAGAAGCCAAAAAACATTTTGCCAGAGTAGATGCAATAGCTGATGCTCATAAAGCAGTTAGTGAATTAACTGTCAGCGGAATGGCTAACTCTGGATTAAATATGTTAGGAATGACTGGCGTTGGTGTTCAAGAGTTTAGAGGTGGAGTCTCATCTTTGATGACTCAATTGTGGTCAAACTTTTCATCTCAAAGAGATCTTGAAATATTTAAAAGAAATATTTATCCAGGAAACGGAACTGGAATAGCTCAATTCCTAGGTGGTGACCTAGGAGACGGCTGGACAAGCGTTGCATCTATTACTCCTGAAAATCAACCTAATCCTAGATTAGATTATTTATCTAGATTATCAGATGCCAGCTGGAACAAATTGGTTCAAGGTTATGATTCAGGATCAGCTAGCGCTAGTCAAGTTGTTGAATCTATTACTGAATCAGGAACAGTAAGAACTCAAGAAGGAAGTGCAAATTTATTTAAGAACTTAACACTTGGCGGCATAGGTGCAGGAATGTTGTTAGCTGGAGGTCCCGTAACTGCAAGCGTTGGTGTTGGCATCGGACTGCTTGGAGTTCTTAGTGGAAGAGGCGGAACAAATATATTTAGATCATTAGGTTTAATAAGTTCAAATCCTGATGATGATATGAGAGGTTTTGACGAGGTATCATTTAGAGCTCAAACTTACATGAGAACAGTTTGGGAATTATTCCAAACATGTGCTCGACTTCTTCCTAATTATATTGTTGCAGTTAGACCATTTGAAGATAGGTCAACAGTATTTTATGGCAAACCACATTGGCTATACACATCTGGAGTAGTTCCAATCACCACTGGTTATCCAGGGGATGAAAAAGCAGCTGAACTTGGGATTATACCTCCACAGATAAATCAACCAGATTTTGATTTACTTCAGATAGTTAATTCTATTAACAAGGAAATAACACCATATGCTGACGCAGAGGCGTTCTTAAAGGGAACAGAACCACTTGATGCATTTAATGTTCTAGCGGAACAACAAGCCAATTCACAAGGAATATTTCAAACAGCAGGATTTTTAGGCAACGAGGGTATTGTCTTAAATTTTAATTCTGAAAATGCAAAACAGATTAAAGATGACAAAGGCAATATTATAGCAAAACTTCCTACAAGTAAAGGCAATGTTACCGTAGGTTTTCACTTACCAGTTGTTGCAAAAGGAAATAATCCAGTTCAGTATGTTTCTGATTTTACTGGCAAAAATCATGCACAGATAAATCAACTACCAAGTAGATTTAGGTTCCCGTTTTTTACTGCTAGAAAAGATGATGAAATGTTTCTTGATACATATGCATTTCAATATGGAAATCTAAAAGGCGTAGGCACTGCTTCATCCGATGCTACTAACGATACTGATAGCTTTATAGTAAATGCATCACAGAAATTGTATGGAGAAGAATTTAAAAAACTACTTCAACTTGATACTGATTATCAAGCAGGACAAAATATTAGTGGAACACTAGCTTATGATATTTTAAGTAATCCATTAGATTTTTCTCTTAATGGAAACTTTGAAGTTGTTGTAAACGCTACAACAATAGCAGTAACAATGCCATTACCAGAGTTGAATAGAAAAGATAATTTAGGATCTGACTTAATAGAATTAGATCCTAATTTAGATAAGTCACAAACATTTTTTAAATCATACGCAGAATGGACTCCGCCACACACAAACATTGATGAACAATTCTATATTGCTATGAGATGGCCATATCAAGTTAGTCTGCAAGACGCGGAACTTTTGAAAAAATTTAAACAATTTTATTTTGATAATGACAAAGAAGAATTATACGGAAAAGTTGAAGACTATAAAAATCAACATGTTTTAATTTACAATCCTTCTGCACCAGGAGGCGGTGCGGCTGTTGTTTGTAAGCCAGCATATTTCTTGTGGGGTAAAAACGATGGATATGAAGCTACACGTAGAGATAAATATATTCCTCAATATGATGAAACTAAAGTTGATGCTGTTGTCTCACCCGACGCAGCGTACTACTTAAATATATTAACAACTAAAGAATATTCATTAGAGCAAGATAAGACTAAAAAATCTGGATACAATTATGGAGACGAAGGATATTCAGCTATTCCAGATATTGAAGAATGTCACTTTGCATTCGTCCCAAATACTGTTCCTTTAGGAGTTGCCTTTAGCTCAGTTCATCCTATTAAACAATTTAAATTATTAAAAGGCCAAGAACTTCCATCTCCAGTTGGAACTGGACAAGATGGTCTTCAGCCTTTTAATCCTGATGGAACTCCAACAACAAGGTATCCAAAACCAGAAACAAATGATGATTTAATTATTGGATTTGGAAATTTTACTCCGCCAAAAAATTATGATGAATTGTACGCCGTATTAGTTTCACTCAACGCCGCATCAATCTATCAGTATAAGCCAATAGATGAAATCGGAATAAATGCTACCGCAGATTATCTGCATGGTGGAAACTACTCTGGATATTATTCCTCTATACGAAATAGAGAATATACAAATCTTGATAATTGGGAATATCAATATGACTTACTGATGTCAGAAGATCCAAATCAAGATTATGATTCAGCTGCAAGAAGTAAGTTTCCTGGCGTATATAATCCACAAGATTCTGTTTCTATTCAAGCAAGAAAGTTCTACGATGAAGATTTTGATCCAACAACAAATGTAATAGCAGGAAATGGTAGAACACTATCTCAAGCTCAACAAATTTGGGATCAATTTAGATTTGGTTATCACACATATGATTCTGTTAAAGAAATATTTTTTAATACATTTTTACTTGACGCAGAAGATACAACAGGATTTCCAGATGAAATAAAGAAAATATTTTCATCTGAACCAGTACAAACTGGACCATACAAAAAATTTGGAGACACCAACGGCAATGCATTAGATGAATTTAGTTTGTTATTTGGAGATACGATAAGAAATGAAAATACAAACACAGTAAATGCACAAAAAGAAGCTATCGAATACGCAAGGAAAAATTTTATAGATGCACCAGCACAAGATGGTGGACTAATTGAATATTTTAACGCGCTAACAATAGAAAAAATTAAATTATTAAAAGCTAACTTATTTGACTTAAATGTTGCCAACAATGTTTTTGGCACGACCATGGATGATACTACCTTTAAAGCAACAATTGATTCACCGGCAGCATTATTTTATTATTTAGTTGGTCTATTTAGACAGACTCTATGGGCAGATCCATACGGTAGAGCATGGTTAGTTTTAAAGCCTGATAAGAAAATATTATATGGACATCAATCCAAAGAAGATAAGTGGTCTTTTAAGCCAATAGATAAAGTATTTGAAGCATTTATTTTTCCAGGAAATACATACGCAAAGAAAAAAGATCAGTTCCTTCAACTTCTTTATAAGAATAAAGGAGAAGGAAATAGTGCCACAAACTTAGCTAGCAAGACATTGAATAGCTTAGGGGACTTCTATGATAAGAGTATAGGTCAAATATTCAATGCCGTCACAGATAGCTTAAGTGCTCTATTTAATGTATTTAGACTAAACATGCTTCAGACTGGATATGGTTTGTCGCAAAGCTCAGTGCTGGCTAAACAAGCAAATATATTAAACAAAGCTTTAAACGATTCAATATACTATTCACTTGGAAGACCTGGGTCATTACTCAGGGCAGTGGATAATCCGTTTACCAGAGAATATGCGGAACCAGTTGTTGAAATTAGAGAACCATTCCAAAGAGTTCACTACTTAAGTTCTTTCTCTCATATACTTTCTAATCAAATTCAAGAAAATTCTGGGGTTGCAACTACGATCACTGCCGTGTCTGATGGAAAGTATCCAGTAACAGTTTCTTTAGATAAAGGTGCTCCAGCAGATAGGCAAGTTGAGTCTACAGTAGAAACTGGAATATATTTTGACAATGTTGTTGGAAGCGGATTCTTTGGATTCTTGCATCCGATACTTCATCCATTTGAAACAGGCAGAGGCTTTTCAAAAAATGTTACTGGAGCACCAGATGAACTTAGCGCTAAGAGAATAGCATTAAGTCACTTAAGGGAATCGGTAAAAGATATTTATAGCGGAGAAATAATTATAATAGGTAACGCTGATATAAGGCCGCACGACTTAATTTATCTAGCAGACATTTATGAAAGAATGTATGGGATGTTTGAAGTTGAACAAGTTGTTCATCACTTCACTCCAGAGTTAGGATTTGTAACTTCTATAACACCCAATGCATTGGTAACAATAAATGATCCAGCAAAATGGTTTATGAGTTCTTGGATTCACTCTTGGCTAAGCGTACAGACAATGAGAAATGATACAAGAATTTATTTAGATTCATTAAGGGCTGGAAATTCTGGAATAACAGTAGGTGGAGAAATATCGCTCGACGCCTTAAGTAATTCATTGTCTCCTCAGATGTTGGGTGGAATGCAATTTACTGGAGGTTCTTCAGCTTTAATTAAAGACATAGTGGCAAATGCCACGGCCTCAGGTTTTGGCAGTGCAAACACTGGAGATGCAATTAGAGAATATGCAAAATCACAAGCTGGAATTAATGGAAACAATGGCCAAGTTACTGGATCAACAATAGCTGGTGTAATTTCTGGTGTTGCAGGTATTTCAATTGCAGCCGGTTCTGCTGGTTCCGCAATAGCTAGCGGAGCTGCAGCAGTTGCAGCAGGTACAGTTAGTGGAGTTGGAGCAGGAGTAGGAATTGCAACAGTTGGGATATTAGCTGGCCCACTACTTTGGAAAGGATGGAAGTGGGTAAGAAATAATTTAATGGATCAACACGGTTGCTACGTCCAATATTTGACTAGAAACGGTCAACCTATGGAAGCAGGATTGGCCTATAATCAAGGAATGGTTGTGGGCAGATACCATTCAAAGGCACTACTTCCTGGAATATTGGGAGTAAGAGTTAAGGCAAGAACTGCAGACGGATATTCTTACATAAGAACAAATGATTTAATGAAGAGTCTGGGTTGGAATGAAAAAGAAATATCAACTTTAACAAGGTATATCGGTTATGAAAATGCGCTAGTGCATGCAAAAGTGCTTCAGCTCGGTGGCCTGGGTCCAGAAAAAACAACCTTTGATCCTTTCTTTAAAGTACTATGTGCACTTGATTCCAATTCTGCTAGTGGTGGAGTTAGAGACGGTGACACAATTGATGTATATGACATACTAAATCCAAACGTTAAATTTACAGTTCGTTTAGATGGTATAAACGTTTCAGAAAAAATCCAAATTGGATTCCAGTCTACTTCTAAAACCGGAAATGTAATTGGAAAAAATATAAGAAAAGTTGGCGATAAATATTATGCAACTCTTGTAACTGGTGGAATTAGTTATACTGATCAGGAAGAAATAATAAGAGATCAAAATGGTTATCCTGTTTATACTGCTAAAAACAATATGCTAATTCCAGTAACAATAAGAGAAGGGTTATATTTAACCAGGGATAAAGTTACAATCAGAAATGTTGGAGCACCTTTTGATAGCGTAAAAGATGAGCAAGGCAATTATACAGAGTTTGATGTTCTTCCTTCTCAAATAATAGATCCGTATTTTGATCCAAGTGTATTAAATTATTTTACATACGAATTGCCTGCAACAGCAGCACAGTACTATGATCCAGATTTACAGAATGAAGTTACACCAATTTCAAATAAAGATATTTTTGAAAAAGAACCAAAATACTCAAGCGTAGAAATTCCTCAAGATTTAATATTTGAAGACTTTGGCACACCTGGTTTAATGGCAACACAATTTGTTAAAAAAGCCTTGTCTAACAAAACTTTTGTTGTTAGAGTAAAACAATCTAGAGTAAATAATCAAACAAAAGATGAAGCAGAATTTGAGCCAACTGGAAAAGATAAGAGAATAGAATTCTTGCAAGATAGATATCAAAGAACATTGGGAACAGTATTCTATAATTCTGGTTCAGATTCTTTAGATAAAATTAAAAATAAAGTATTTTCTTTTATGGAAAAAAATAATTTTGTATTAGATAATATTAAAGAAAAATTTGTTTCACAAATGTTCTATGATAGAGGTAACGTTTTTGTTTCTAATTTTAATCAATTATTTGATTCAATTGGAGCCATGCCGTTAAGAGACCATTCAGCAGGGTATACACCTTTACTTGAAAAACTGCCTGAGCTACCAAATGCTAGTGAAGTTACTTTATACTTTTCTATTTTTGTTGAAATGTCAAAGTTAGAACAACTATATAATAATTCATCAAGATGGCCATTAGTGCTATGGGATGAGTACTATGAAGATGGAACTCCAGCCACCCTTAACTGGGAACTGATAACTAAAAACTATGGCACAACTGTTTATACAAAAGATTTATTAACAGAATCAGAATCTGTTCTTACATCAAAAGAAACAAGCGCAACCTTACAGAATAAGAAGACTACACCATAATGGCATATTTTAATTTTTCTATAGACGACCTTCAAGACTCCAGTACTCTAGCTAGTGCTATAGCTAATAACATTGTTCCAAAAAATGGAATAAATATATTAGCAACAAGTACAGCGTCAAGAGGCTATTCTGGACAAACACTAACAACATCTGACCTTATATCATCTGCTAGCGGTAAAGACTTATTAGCAAGTGGTGTTTATGGAAATATGTATAGAACCAATATGGCTAGTATAAGTTTAAATAGTTTGGCAACATCGGCACTTGGATCTGAAAATGATGATATGTCAATATTAGATACAAGCAATCTTAATGAAGATGGATCTCCTAAAGTAATTAAAGGAAAAGAAGCAGGGTTAAGAATCGTTGCCGGAGGTCAACTAGGAAGAAAATACAATGAAGGCTTGATAGATGGATTCGCTGACATACTAAAGAGTGCCTATATAGCAACTGCTGATGCCTCAGGCCATTCAGATGTTTCAAGCGATTCTAACCCCTCAGCAGTTAGTGCTGGCTACATGCCAGTGGCCTTAGAGTCTAAGTTAAGTGAAGTAGAAAAAGCTGCATATGTAGCAAGAGGAAACCTATTAAAATCTTCAGCTGCTATTACTCCATCTTCGTCTTTAATAAATGGATTTACTTTTGATATTAATAATAGTTTAACAAATTTAACATATGATAGTTCAACTATATTTCCAGGAGTAGAAGGATCTGGTTCTGGTTCTATTCCAATACCTGATGATATTGTTGCAGCTAAATCACAAAGAGCATATATTTCTGCAGCGTTGATAGAATGTCTTTTGTTTTTAAGTAGCGATAGATCTGGATCACCTTTAATGATAAGAGGTGGATTTGGAGAAGATACAGGAAGTAATTCAAGTAGACAAGGCGACAACAGAAGTGAAGCCGTATCAAACAACAGTATAACAGATCATGCTTTTGGTAGAGCATTTGACTTTGACATTATAGTTAAAAAAGATTCAGAAACTCCAGTATCACTTGCCTCAAGTCAAGAGGAATATAAAAGACAATTTGATAATTTAATAGAAAAATTAAACTCAGCTCCACAACATCTTTTACCAGACGTTATCCTTGTAAATAATTGGGTTGGAGTAGAGTATGAAAATTTGGCCAATAAGGGAAAAACAAGTAAAATACCTCAACTAGCAGAAAATTTAAAATATGTTAAAGTACATCTAGTAGATAGTCACAGGGATCACATACATATGGCTTTTGCGCCAACCAGAGGTGGAGTATATATTGACAAAGAAGGAAGCCTTGGTTTAAGTGTAAATATTATAAAAAGCAGTCCTGGTGGTGGTAGTGGTGCAGGCGGTTCTCAGAAAGACGATTCCACCATTGTAACTATTAATCAAAATAGATTAACTAAATCATATACAGACAATACTAGACTAATAGACATAGAAGTGTTTACTTTATTAAAAGATTATGGAAATTTTTCACCACAAATATCAGCAATATTAACCGCTATATCTTTTAGAGAATCTAGCTGGAGACCTCGTGCGTTAAATCGTTTTGGATTTTATGGATTATTCCAAGTCGGCACAAGGGAGCCGGGAGATGGTTCATTATTGGATGTAGACTTATCTACACCACAAGCTGATACAGTAAAAAATTGGAAATTAGCTTTATCTGATTTAGCTACTAAAACTTTAACAGATAAACAAATATATGATACAATTACAGAAAGAGGAAAATCAGACGGTCTTTCAGAGTTGTACGCTTCTTTTGATCCAAGAGCTTGGATTCCATCAAACCAAGTAAGATTATTAAGATCAAAAATAAATCAAAAGAATTACGCTAAACAAATAAGTTCTGTTGGAACAAAAGCTTCGCTTCCAAATCCAAATTATCTTTTTAATCCTTGGGGAGAATTATTCCTGTATAATGGTTGGATGAGTTCTGTACAATTTTCTATAGCAAAAATTGTTTACATAAAAGCAGGCTACGATGCAGACGAACTAAAGGATTGGGTATTAAAAACAACTCCTAAAGACTCGGTTGCCTGGTATAAGTTTGCTGATCAAGAACATTCGAATAAAACAAAAATAGAAGCTTGGGTAAATGAAGAAGTGATTCTTGGAGAACAATACGGTCTATGGAAGAATGGAACATTTACCCCAAGTAGAGATGCAACCTCTGCTGACAAATGGTTAAAGTAAGGAAAACATTATGGCAATAAATTATCCTAAGTTTGATGGAAAGATACAAAATCAAATTGATGTTTCCAGAATGCGTCAATCTAAGACTAGGCCTGGCGTGGTTATGCAATTTGATAAAAAGACAAATACTGCTACGGTGATTTTAGATGATCAATACTCTAAACAGTTAGGCAACATAGTTAATAAAGTTCCATGTCCAAGTAATCCAGGAGTGCAAAATGTTGCTCCTGAACCAGGAACACGTTGTTTAATTGGATTTAGAGATGATAACGAAAGCCATCCTTACATTATAAGTTTTTTTGAAGAAAACCGTTTAGGCTCAAACTATATGAGTAACTATGTGGTTAACACCGGAATACCAAAGTTTATGGCTAAATAATTATGACCTCTCCTGAAAGATCTCAAGCTAGACAACCGTCTACAAGTTTTTCTGTTGGATCAGAATTAAACAGAAGAAATCAATTTTCCCAAAGAGAAGTAGGACTTAATCATCCAGACAACAACTCTTTTTTTAGATTAAATGATGAAGGAGATGTAGAGATATTTGCTGCCCCAGGGGTAGGAATAATAATAAGTGCAAGCAGTAAAACGATATCTTTCTTTGCAGAAAAGGTAAGATTCTTCTGTGCCGAAGACGGACTAAGATGGAATGAATTTAATTTTAATTATTCTTCTTCAGACTATTCTCAACCAACATTGGTAAAAATAGACCCCAAGGTAATACATTCTGCCCAAAATGAAGCTTATCACTATTTGGGTAAACTTAAAGATATAGAGCAGAAACAAACCCAATTCCCTATTACTATGGATAATGAATATGGTTTTGGGTATCAGAAAACTGAGATAGGTCAAAGCCCTGATACTTCAATAAGTACCGAAGGACTTACTCCAGACCAAATTAATTTCTTAAATAATGTTCTAAAAGATCATTCAAACGAATACATAGAGTACGCTGTTTCTTTAATGAAGAATGGATACTCTAACCAACAAGCTAAAGAAAAGGCCGACCAAGAAAAAAATGTCTGATTTATACTTAACAATGTCTGGCGATCTTTTAATAAATGGAAATAAAGATATAGCTGTTACTAATTCAACATTAATGAATGACGTACAACAGGTTTATGTAAGGTTAATGACAGAGCCTGGTGACTTTTTTGTTTATCCTTCTTTGGGCTCAGATCTGTCAATTCTTTACGGAATGCCGCAAAGTAAAGAAACTGGAGATCTAGGCCAAAGATTAATAAGAGCAGCCTTGGAAAGAGAAAATATATTCCAAGGAAGAAATATAGAAATTACTGCTGTTCCTACTGGGCCAGATTCTATTAGATTTGATGTTCATATAGTTTCAAATACTAACGAACCTATAGTACTATCAGTAACACAAAACCTGTGAGGCAACTATGATTTATGGAACTAAAGATAAAACTGAAATAGTTAATACTATTTTAGATTCTCTGCAAAAAAATGCTGGTATAACTGCAATCCAACCTGGGTCAATAGCTAGGGCATTTGCCGACGCATTTGGATCAGAAATTGCAGACCTTTATTCTTCTTTATCTTTTACTCTAAGACAAGGTAATATATCAACTGCTTCTGGAAGAAATCTTGATTTGATTGGCGCGCTTTACGGAGTTCCTAGAAAAAGTATTAGCGATAGCTCAGCCGCAGAAAGACAATCATTTAATATTGAGTTCTATATAAATAAACCATACAGCGTAGATATAATAATTCGTAAAGATACTTTAATTTTTACCAATGTGGATAATTTTGCTACAAAACAATATAAATTTAAATTGAATGGCGATGTTATTATTTCTGCAGGAACCACAAAGGCCTATGGTTTAGTCATACCAGACTTCAATGAGAACGCTTACGTAGCTTCTGTAGGCTCATTGACTCGCCACAACTTCATAAGCCCTCCAGGAGTTCCAGTCTTTTGCACGAACACCAAAGAAGTCTATGCTATAGTTAACTCTGAGTCAGACAACAATTATAGAACAAGAATAATTGCCTCGATCAAGACACGTTCTTTTGGTACCGTAGAGGCGGTGAGATTTGCTGCCTTAGCAATAAAGGGCGTTAGAGATGTTAGGTTAAGAGAATCTTCTTTTGGTCTTGGCTCATGTGATGTTATTATAGTTCCGGAGTCAACAGCAGAAATAAAAAGAATGCCGGAGATTGTTTATAATACAATCATAAACGTTAAGCCAGTTGGAGTTAGATTTAATATTAGAATAGCAGAAAAGGTAGCAATAAATATGTCCGCTACAATAACTCTTACATCTGGTCTTTCAGAGCAAATGGCAGCAGGAATTAGAAATCAAGCAGCATTATTCGTTAAGAGATATTTAAATTCCTTAACAATTGGAGACTCAGTTTCTATTACAGAAATAGAAAGACAGATCAGAACTTCGTCCGATTATGTAAAGTATGTTACAATTAGTGCATTCAATGCTAATGGACAAGATATACCGGTCAAGGACTTCACTCCATCTAGCGATAAAATGTATGTTACAGCTGGCGCAGTCTCTATTTATTCTGTTATAATGGGAGTGTCAAACTACTAATATCAGAATAGGTCTGGTTATGAAAAAAACTTTTGTTGTAACAAAAAAGCACGTGGTCCGTGCTCCAAATATTGGACAAGCAAAAAGCTTGGTATTTGAGGGTGAAGGGCATGGAGATATTCTTGGGGAAACTTCTTCCGTAGAAGAAATCTCTCAAGAAGAAGTCGTTGAATATATTAATGAAAAAGATTCATTGTATGTCCAATCTGCTTCTGTAGAAATAGAAGATGATGAAGAAGATTCAGATGATTTGATATCTAATATTTCAGACTCAAGAAATGAATTCTTAAGAGCAGAAAATAGAAAACTTGCTAAAAGAGTTGAAACTTTAAAGAATGTTCAAGACGAAGTAGTTAGAGCCACGTATGCAGCGGCATATGACGCATTTGCTAGTTTTGAATTCCCAAAGATTAAATCACCAAATTTAAAAAAGAATAAAGAAAAACTTCCAGAAACAGCTGTTGCAGTTTTTGCAGACTGGCAGATGGGCAAAGTAACTCCAGACTATAACACAAATGTGTTAGAAGAAAGAATAGAGAGATACACAGAAAAACTCTTGGAGATAACAGAGATTCAGAGAATGGATCATGAAGTAAACAATCTTCACATTTGGTTATTGGGTGACATTGTAGAGGGAGAAGAAATTTTTCCTGGACAAAGCCACTTGATAGACTCTGGTCTTTATAGACAGGTAGCTGTTAATGGTCCTAGAATTCTGGGCAACTTTGTAAAGACAGCTTTAGAAAATTTTGATCATGTTCATATCACTGGAGTAATTGGTAACCACGGTGCAGTTGGCGGTAGAGCACGCAAGCAGCATGATCCAGAAACCAACATGGATAGAATGCTCTATAAGATTATAGAGTTGATGGTCGGAGAAGAAGATAGAGTATCTTTTAATGTTCCAGATGGACCAGGAGAAAGAAACTGGTATGCCGTTGATACTATAGGAAACTATAGCAGTTTATTAATTCATGGCGATCAGATGCCTGCGCCAACTACATATCATGGTTACTATAAGAAAGTAATGGGATGGAAAGATGGAGCTATTCCAGAGCACTTTGATGATGTTTTCATGGGCCATTATCATCAGCAATTTAAGATGACTATAGGAAGTTCAATATTAAGAATCTCTGGTTCGCCAGAAAGCTACAATACGTATGCTCAAGAGTATTTCTCATCAATGAGCAGACCTTGTCAGCATCTTATGTATGTGCACCCAGAAAACGGAGTTACTTCAGAGTATTCCATTTGGCTAGACTAAAAATAGTAGAGAGAATCGTTAATGAAAAATTATCTTTTAGGTCTCCGTAGCGGAGATTTTACTAAAAAGAATAACGTTTGGATAACTGATTCTATCAACCTATACAATAATAAGTTCTATAAAAATTATTCTTATTATAGATCCCCAAATGGAGTAAACTTAATACGGAGACTATACTTTTGTTGGAACAGAAGTATCTTCTCCGTCTTATAGTTCTAGCCATGCAACACCAGTAGACCCACTTGCTTCGTACGTTACAAATTATGGCGAAGTAATTAGAGATGCAGCTAGTCCAAGCTTATTAAGATTTGTAGATACAAGTTCAAATATAGATATAATTTCATTTAAACATTCTTTTACAAACGTTGCTAGCGACCATCAGCCAACTTTTACTCTACAAATATATGAGTCCAATTCTGCAAATGGCCCATGGATGAAGTCTTCCCTTAATAGGGAATCAAGTTCTATTTTCTTACTAAATTGTAAACCATATATTAAAATAGAATTAGAAATATTTTCAGAAGTAGAAGATGTAAATGCTCTTGGTCTACTTCTTTATATAAATGTAGCAATACATAATATTTCTAATCCAACAATTTCAGATACAGCTAGAAATATATTAAGAAGATTTCCAAGCTGGACAGACATATATGAAGATTCAATTGAGCAAGCAACCCCAGAATTAGCCACTCCAATAACTACAGGTGGCAAGTTCATCAATGCTTTAGTTAGTCAGTATTTAGATGATTTTAATACACAATTAGACATAGCTAATCTAAATAATTATTTAAGTACGTCAGATGTAAACACGCCAGCTTGGGGATATGTTTCTTATAACATACCAGCAGCAGGGTTGAATTTTAGAGGCGATTCAATAAAGCTAGCTAAAGCTTCTTCAATTGAAGATTTTACTTTAGCTAAGTCAACAGATTTTATTTACTACCACAATTTAATAGATAGCCAGGTAACAACTTTAAGAAGGTTTGATAACTTTACAATAGATGGAACAATCTATCATCAAGAGCCAACACTCCTATTTAATATATTTGACGAATTTGGAGCAAGAGTAGGCGTAAAAAGATTATACCTTGAAGAAAATGCAAACTTTAAAAAGAGAATACTTGATGCTTTTCTAAATCCTCCATCCGTAAGTGCCGATGGTTTTAAGAAGTCATTAAGAAGAGAATTAGATATTTGGAGAGCATATGGTTCAACTCCTGATTCAAATTATCTAGGAGCTACTCCTGAGATATTAGAAATAACTGATATTGAATCATCAACTCCATATTTTTCTGATGCAGGAAATCCAGAAAAAAGATTCTATGATTTTGTAAAATATATTAATCAAAAGTATCCTTCAAACTTAGGATATGTAGATTGGGAAAATGGCATATGGGATTATGCTGGTTTAAACAACGAAGGCGTAGGTTATATACCTTCTGTTTATGATAACGCAACTCCATTAGGTACTTATTTCCAACCTGGAGTAGGTGATTTTGATGATCTTAAAATAGAAATTTCCAAGAACGACACCTCAACAGTTTCATTTGAAGGATACTTCAAGGCTTCTGGTTTTAAAACCGAAAGCTATGATGACCACTACATGCCAATTAATATGGATTATTCATATAGAATGCAATATGAGCAGAAAATTCCTGATCCATACGTCAACAATCCTAATTCAGCTACGCCATTTAATGGTGGTGTTGCCCTAGTATACGAAATAGATTTGCCAGCAGATACACAGTATGCAACTCCTTCATCTTTTTATGCAAATTTAAATTACAAAGATAGACAAGATTTTTTTGTATACAATTATTATGGGCAGAATCATCCGTCTAGTCCAGAATATAATTATATAAAAGTTGTTAACTCAGACAATTTAACGAATCCAAATATTATATTTAAAGAAAAAACATATGATTATTTATATGAAAATAATAATTCAAATCCTTCATCTTCACTCATAGATATAAGTAAAGCTACTAACGTAAGAATAGTTAATAAAGTTGAATGGAATCAGCAGCTACAAAGATATATTCCAGTTCACACTGGTCAGTACAGAGTAGCCTTTGATAAGGCTACGCCAACCTATGTCAATAATCCAGCAGTCCAGTCTTCTGTTTCAATGGCTACTCCTTCAATTAATTATGTAAATGCAAACTTTAAAATTGGATCGACTGCATACGGAACTACGCCAAGTATTAATTATTCAAATACTATTAATGATAAGATTGTAATAAATAAAGATTCAGATCCGTTCATAACTAGTGACGAACTAATCTATGTTTCTGATCTTACTAAAAATTTATCGATACCAGTAGATGCAACACCTAAGAGATTAATTGTAGAAAATACAAAAATAAATTCTCAACCTATATTTACAATTGATGAAATATTTAGAGATCCTGGTCAACCAATAACTGCACAGGTGTATCAGCCAAAATATGGTGGAGAATCATATTACCCAATATTAGATACAAAGTATTTTGTTCCGTCGTCACCAAATATAATACTTAATACATACACGCAACAAGAATTTACTACACCAGTTTATTCTAACTATTTTGAATCAGCAACATTTAATTATAGTTCACTTCCTTACATATTGGCTGTAACAAACAATATTCAATCTACACCAAATTATCCATTTAAGAGCCCAATATGGGAGCCAACATATGATGGGGAGTTAAGAACAACCCCAATGATAACTGGTTATTTAGATTATCTTGGAAATGTTTATAGAACAACAGAAGACGCTACACCTTTAAGAAATGAAACAAATAGTCCATTTGATTATAATAAACGAGATACATTCTTAGACAGCTTCTCTTTAACTAGAGAAGATTTTGGATTATCTTCAGAATCAAATAATCAATACTTTATAACGGAAATAGAACCAGTTTCATTAAACAACAATGTAATACTTAACCCATCGCAAAAACATGTTCTTAGAACCGACAGTGATTTTTATCAAATCATTAAAGATTCCTCTAAGGTAATTAAAGAAATTTATGATTCATCAAATGAACTCTATTATTTCTCACCCGTAGATATCAATGCAGAATACGATAAAGGATATTTGAGCAAAAAGGAAAATGCAAAAAATGCAAATCCAATATCTGTTAATTCTGGTTGGTTAAATTTAGATTCAAATGACTATTATGTGTATGCAAAACCAATAATAGAATCATACTCAGGAAATTACTTTAACATACAACTAACAAATATACCAAGACATGGTGCACCAGTTCTAGTTAATGTACTAGAAGGTGACTTATCTTTTGATCTTGAACAAATGGCATTCTCTGATCCAGCAACCCCTGGAAATGTTATATTTGCTAACGAAGAAATTTTGTATGGTTCAGACGAAAAAGCTTTGTATGTATCACATTTAAATATAAAAGATATAACAATAAAAGATAATTATACAGGAAAAGTCTTAACAAAATCTCCACTTAACCCAGAGTATTATGTTTGGTCGATTGCTTCAGAAACAGCTACACCAGGAACAACAGGATATATTCCACTTTATGCTGAGGGAGAGTTCTTAATAACTACAGCGGACTTTATAGTTAGCGGTGAAGACAAGTATTCTTATACAGCAAATAAGATAATGGTTTATAATAGCGCAGCAACTGGTGGAAGCATTCTTATTCCTGGAAGAGAATACACAGTCAGCTACGCTTTGGCAAAAGCATTCTATATAGATAGAAATGTTTATTCTGAAGCAAAAGATGAATATGTTGCAAAAATATATTTCTCTGCTACTCCAAACTCAACAGCTTCTTACGAGATAACATATGAATCAGCAATTCAAGAAACATCCACTCCACTTGGTCTTTATTTAAATAACGCAGAACTTCCAGTTGAGGAAGGCTATGTTTATGTATCAGATGACGAATATAATTTCTACACCGCAGTTGTTGAAATTACGCCAAATGGAATATCTAAAAATACAGATGATTTGATTTATTTAACAATAACATCTTATGATGAAGTTGGTAACTTTAAACCATATCAAACTTTTAAAATTTCTAGTGATCTTTTAGAAATGGAAGATGAATACTTAACTACAAATAAATATGGTGTAGCAAAAACAAAGTTAAGATTTACAGGCGTTCCAACAAATAGCCTGTATGCATCGCTGATTGTAGCTGGAATTTCATATCCTTCGCAATATGCACATGACAATAGCGATTCTGGATCATTTATATTTGGAACTAATATTGAATTTATTCAAAATTATAATCCAGATAATAAATTAACTGCAGTTGCAGCCAAGCCAGTAATAGAGGCAGATGGACTAAGTGACAACTATATTAAGGGTTACATAAGACAGGGAATACTCCATTGTCTGCAACTCCTATAATTTATTGGAGAAAAGCTAGAACGTTCTACGACCTACTCGAGAACGTAGACTACAGCGTTAATGCAAGCACCCCAGGAAGAAATCTTAATTCTGGTTACGTGTATGCAGATAATCTAGGCAATTTCTCAATTGGTCCTTTCTACAGCCAACCAAGAAATAATCCAGGATATTGGTTTGTTGCCCTGGAAACAGAGCTAGCCGCAACTCCGTCTTCTACCCCAAATATTAATTTTGGAGACATCTCATACTGGTATGAAAGATTTGACAACGTTCAATATTTAAATGAAGAAACAGTACTGCCTGGGTACTATATAACCACAAGTAACGATTTGGATATTATGGCTACTCCAAATTTCACTTACAATTTAATTAACCAAGATTACGGTGCAACACCTTCTGGGAAGCTTAACTGGACTCCTCCTAAGTGGGTTCCTATTAATTATTACGACCAATACCAGATGGGGCTATTTGGATCAACTCCAAATACAATTGCAACGCCTAATGGCAGAATTGGCTATGAGGAATCATAATGAAAATATTTGAAAATATAACTGCATTAGGAAATGAAGAAGCTATAAAGATTGGCAACGTCGTACCCTATAACGCAGCGGGGCTTGCATATTTTGCAAATAAAAGACTGAGTCCAAAAGACAATTTAAAAATTATAGATATTTCTGAAACCATAGCTGAGAATAAAATATCAAACCAAGAAGAAACAAAATTTCTTTACGCCAATGAGCTGGGTATCCTTCAAGACGAAAATGGTAATGCCGATGTATATAGTCCAGACATTACAATTAGCGATATAGCTCTTTCAAAAAATTTTATTACAGAAAGAATTTATCCAGACAAAATAAATGAAACAGATTTTTTACATTATTATTATGTAAGTAAATTTTTTGTTATAGCTCCAACTGGTTATTCTATAATAGATTTAGATGATTATTATGATATTGCTTTTTATAAAAATATAAATATTAAAGTATTAGATTCGCAAAATCAAGAATATGTAGATAAAAATAGTTTAAGAAAAAAATATAAAATATTATTAGAGCCATATATAACTGAGAGTAATTCTACAAACTCAGAAATACCATATAGAATAATAATTGGATTGGATTCATCTGATCCAGTTAATCTTAAATTGGTTTACGATAAAGTAGTTTGTGATTCTAAAGGTGAAGTTCTTTCACAAAATTTAAGATACACAGAAACAATAAACGCAGTTCCTTTATATACTCAAATAGCAGAAGAAGCTCAAGTTATATCTAAGAATAATAAAAAAGTATTTTCAATTAAAAAATTAAATAAAAAATATTCAGATATATTTAGTCACAACTTAGATTATAGCAGCCATCAAGTTTTTGTTCCAAGAAAAGCTTTGTTTGATAATAGAACATATGAAGCATTTAACTGGAGAATAGTCGCAAGAGTTAATCAACCAGTTAATTTTGACATCGTTGATAACTCAAAGAACGCAGAAGAATCTGGAGAGATAAAGCAAAGGACTATAAATGTTGGAGTTCTTTACGATTCTAATGATACAACTTCTTTAGAAAATATCAAACCTTATGTTTTTTATAGATTAGAAAAATCTTCTTTTAATCTTTCTAAGTATGTTTTTCAAAATCCAAAAGTTGAATCTGGATTCTGGATTCAATCCATAGAAGGCGGTAAGCCAAATAAGTCTGAAGCAAGATATTGGATGGTAGATATTCAGTCTGTAGATAATCTTGATGATTTTGATGTTCTTTCTTTTGCGCCAACTTCAAGGCTTTCTGAAAAAGCTACAAATATATTAACAAATTATATAACCATTAAAAATGGAACACTGTTAGTTGATGGGTCTTCTTATCCTGGAGATGTTCCATTTATATTTAGCGACATTAAAATTAAAAAACAAGATGTATCATCTACAGTGGTAGCGTCATACTATGAGTATATAGAATCTTCTGTGCTTGATGAAAACAAAAATGGTGGTTGGAACATTGATTCAACAATATTTAATAAACCACAATATGGATTATTCGGAATTAAAAAAGCAAACTATAGATACTTAGAGCTGGCTAATACAAATAAATCTTTTTTGAATATAGGAATAAGTTCAAGTTCAAAGAATAGTGTTGGGGCAACATTTACATTTGGAGCCACCGGAGATAAACTTGCTCAAGGTAATATCATATTTACTTCTTTTTCATTCTTAGAATACTGCAATACTGTGTACAATACAGCCGATACCCCAAGTATTACGGATCTTAATATTGGTCCAGTAGCTTACGAGCAACAAAATTATCTACAAATGCCAGGGTTCGTTGAGGGTCCATTTAAATTTCTTTATAACTCAGTAGCCTATGCACTTTACAGTAGTTCTCAATTATCTAGAAAAGTTGATATTAGACCTTCTCTATATAACTTTGTTGGGCCATGGGAATCGTCTTGGGTTATGGATCAAGATGTTCTTTTTGACGATGAAAAGAGTAAGTACTTTACAAATGTTTCTTCAAATTCTTCAGTTATTAAATATGCAAGAGACTTGATTCCAAATAAAGATTCTATTGTAAAATATTATTTAGAAAAAGTAACACAATCAATACCTTCTTCTGTATCTTCTCACATAATTAATCCAACAGTGTTAGCTAATAATACTGATTTTTATGTAGAGATAACAAATCCAGATGTTATTGTTTCTTCACCAGAAAAAATATCTAATCTTTCTGAAGTAAAAATTACTAATTCTTCTTTGGAGAATTTTCCAACTTCTTATTTTATATATAAAATTGTAGATAAAGATCAAAAAATATTTGCGTTAACAGAAAAGAAGTCTAATCCACTTCACATTCCAAGTGGCTATGGTACATATGCACTAAGGGAAATGAAAGAAATAAAAGTTGGTGGAACTAGAGCTATTAATTCTTCAATAACTCCTAGCGCATATTTTAAATCATATCCATTTTCTTTAGCTACTAGATATTCTAGAGTTTCTACAAGTGAAAAATCAATTGCTTTTAGTGGAACTTTAAGAACAAAACTTAACCTAGAGTACACAGCCGATGCTGCACTAAGATCTGTTTCAATAATAGGAATAGTTACAAGAAACTATGCTTTTAAAAATAAAATAATAACACACCCTTCACCATCAGAGCCAGATGTAAACGTTCCTGGAGTGGATGTAAATGCTGTGCCATGTACTGATATAGTTTCTGCTAGAGAAATATTAATAAGTGGAAGACAAAATATATTAAGCGATTTAACTTTAACTAATTTTAAAAACTTTGAATATACTTGGGATATAGATGTAGCTCAAAGTGGATACCCAATTGAAACATGGAGAGTTGGATCAAAGCATCCTTATGTAAGATACATTAAAATAATGATGCAGGTATCTGGTCTTTATAATATGAAGGCTAAAACAGAAGATAACAATACATACACGGCTGCTTTAAGTTCAGCTGTAAAACAGTTTCAAGCCAAGGTCGGCACTGGTCAAGTTGGAGCAGGATTAGTTCCAAGAGTTAAGTTATTGTATCCACCAGATGGAGTTGTTGATAGCGAAACAAAATCTTTAATGGCTTACGTCTTAAGATTTTGGAGAGTAAATGAACCAATTTATTATAACAATGTAATTAATTTAGCACAACAGTACGGAGTTGCGCAGTTCCCTGAAGCAGTGTTTAAACAAATATCTGCTTCTGAAATCAATTCTGGCAGTCCATATAGAAGAATTTCATTTACAGGAAATGTTAGTGCTTCTCCTACAACAATAGAAGACTTTATATTCTTTGCTATCCCAGAGCCACAAAAATATGAAAAAGTTAGAAATGTAACTGTAAAATTTGAAGGAGCTCCGTGGAACAAGGTTAAGATAGTTGGATATGGGTATACTGATTCAAATCCAATCAATGTTGGAACAACTAAGATTGCATCAAATCTAATTTATAAATCATATAAAGTACATAAAGCAAATGCTCCGGCAATAGATTCTGCAAACAATATAACAATACCAATCAATGCGCCTACTAGTACATGTAGATATATGTTTGTTCGTATTCAAACAAACGGAAAACAGTTAGGTGGCAAGTACGGAAACTTAGCTGAAGGATTTGGAATACTTTCGATAACTGCAGATGTAACAACACCAGCAACAACAAAGCGACCAGATGATATCATTGAAGATCAGATACTTGATTTCAACGAAGTTCATCAAGCTTTCCCAAGTATTAATAAACCAGCCATAGAAGAGTTGGCTCAATTCTGGTTGCTTGACAAAGATGGTAAACCAGATCCAAATCTTTCTTGGTTAAGTTCTCCTAGAGAAGATGGATCAAGCTTAACTACATCTCTAGACAAACATTTAATATACACAACTTTAGAAAATAAATTTTATGGTTGGGATAACGATAATTCAAAATGGGTAGAAGATCTTGTTTACATAGAGCAGCCAAGTGAAGCTAACCCAGAGCTTATAGAAGTAGTCAATGTTGTAAAAGATTTTGATGAAATCTCAAGAGATATAGTTTATAAAAATAAAATTCAAACAACAAAATTAAAAATAAATGCTATTGGCTATTTAACTGAAAACTTTGAAAACCTGTCTGCCTTATCTCCAATTAATAAAGAATATAATCTTTCATATTTAAATGGAAAAAATATTTTATTAGACAGCATAGAATATACATATTTAGGCAAAAAGTATACTAAGACATTTAGTCCGCAACTTGCAGTGAATGATAGTTCATTAAACAATTTAGTGAACGAGTTAATCGTCCAAGATCCAAATGCAATAGATACCATAACAAACAAGGGAATAACTGTAGACTTTACTAAGGTTTCAAGTGCATCAATAGATGTAGACAACTCTGTACAAATTTTAGAAATAAAGTCATCTTCAGACGCTCAAACAGTCAACGCAAATAGTGTAGCCACTATAACATATGGCAGAATTATTCCTGACAATATCACAAGTCAAGTCAAGCAAACAACTAGCGTCTCTTTAACCACTTCCGCATCGTATTATGATGCTTCAAAAACTTATATATCTGAAGAAAAAATTGTTAATGATTTTCAATTGATCACAACTAATGGTGGGATAATAGGCAAATTAGATTCAGTTACAGCAAATGACGGAATAGTTCTTTTGTCTGACGTAAACGGTAAACCTGTTGGCATACCAGCTCCAGGAGAAGTAAGAGACGAAATTGCGAGCATTACTTTATATGACCCTTCATTTAAGTTTGATATTAATTACGGATATGTTTCTGTTAATAATAAACTATTTAAAGATGAAGGATTATTTTATGGATTTTATGATAAGAATGAACAAGAATTTATAGGAAAACTTATTTCATATAATGAAATAATAAAAAGAGGTGTCAATAATATATATCTTGCAGTTATGGCATATGACGCTGATGGAAATATAAATGATAAGGTTGATTACGTTGGCACACAAAGCACAAACACATTTAAGCCAATTAACATCTCCCCTAAAATGATTACACCTGTTTATTCTGTAAAATATAAAAACTCTACTGCTATAAAAGTAGCAGAAATGTCAGACGCTGCTAGTGGCAAGGAAGCTTGGCCACTAAGAATAACAGCTGGATCATTTAATAAAATTGTTCCAATAACTAAAGATTATATTTATACCGATTGGAAATCTAAGTATGTAAATCAATACCTGTATTGCACATATGATACATCTAGCGCAATATTAGATAATAAATTTTCTAGAATTTTTGTAGAAAATTGTAAAGATATAAATAATGAAATTCCAATCATAGTATCTACAGACAGAATTAAGCTTCGTCACACTCCAATACTGCACTACACTATGACGATAGAAGACGAAGTTGAATCTGTGGTTCCAGCAATAGTTCCAGCTGTGAGCATTTACATTAGAGCAAGTGAATCGGCAACTTGGTCAAAGATTCCTAATTCTTTAATAAAAGACATAGATGCAGAAAATGGAATTATAGAATTTGAAGAACAAATAATTTCATCAGATCCTTCTTTGATAAAAGTAGATTATACTATAAAAGATTCTACAATTTGGATGTACCAAGTTGAAGGCGAAGAGATACCTCTAAATCCATTCTTAAATAAAGATAAGATTGACAACAATAAGCCACTGTACATTTATTTAATGCCAACAAAAATAAATATATTAAATACTCCAGTTCATATTATGTTAGAAGGTTTTAATCCACAACCATCTACTACAATAAAAATACCAGTAACAGAGTATAATAATTCATATCCTATTCACTTTACTTACGATCCAAGCATCTTCGATAAGCTGTCTCATAAGTACGACCCTATCGCACTGCCAATAGGAATTATTTATACTACCAATAACCCTGAACAAAAGTCAGTAGATATATACGACGTAAGAATTAAGGGTGGCGGAATTGTATCCGACATAGATTCATACACAACTCTATCTCAGATAGAAGGAACACATGCTTATTGGGATATGTATTCAGTGAGTCCAAGAGCTTATCCAAAGGGTGGATATGTGGCTATCAGAATACCAGACGGAGTCAAATCTAATTTTACTAATATTGAAGAAATTTATGATATAGTTAATAGAAACATTACGGCTGGTGTTTCCTTTGAGATTCAAAATTTAGACGGTATAACATGGACAACAAAAAATTATGAATAAATTTCTTCCAACTATAATGAATACCTTATCGAATAATTCACAGGCTTCTGTTAGTTCTTTGATAAAAGAAATTAAATCAAGCAAACAAGATATTCAATCTTTGGTTTCAAGATTAAATTTGTTTAAAGCAGATTCTAAATTTTCTCCATCTACCTTTTCATCATTCGCAGAACTTAATAAGATAGTTTTTACTGACATATTTAGAGACGCCGATCTAAGGATAAGAAACTACTACGCTTCTGCAAATTTAGTTAATCTTTTTATCAATTCTATAAAGGATGTTTTTTCTTCAGAAATAGAAAAAATAGAAAAAGATATAGAAAACCTGGAATTGTATATACAAAATTATGAATACATTTCTGGAAAAGATGATTTGTTTAATTCTAATTATATAGAAAAATTTGACAACTTCATGAATGACTACACTGCAGATAACAATGCAATTGTTCTTACCGATAGAGATGGACAATTTTTTGATACTTTAGGAAATGGTTTTATTGATACTAGATTGGGAATATTTAAAATTGGAGAAAAGGTATTTAATAAGAATTTATTAGATTGTACATTTTCGATAGTTAATAACTATGATAATTATATAACAACAGACACCGGATTTGATAAAGTATTAAACAATTCTACTGCCGATGCTTGGTCCGTAACTGCAAAATCTCCAGTAATACTTACTTCAAAATTATCTAATTATTCTAAATATATAAATTATTCAACAAAGTATATTAACGGCGCACAAACAGTAATAGAAATTTCATTTGACACACCACAAACAATGGATTCTATTCTAATCAATCCAAATTTAAGTAATGGATTACAACTTTTACAAGTTGTTCTTTTTGAAAAAGATTTTTGGGATATAAATAATTATTCAGATACTTATGATGACACACTCCCCAATGAATCAGAGTTCTTTTTTAGAGAAGAATTCGGTGTGCTTTCTGCTCCAAGAGCAATAAATGGTTTAACAGAAGTAATGTTTCCTAAGAGTACCGTTAAGATGGTTATATTAATTTTTAACCAACCAACTTATATTAGAACAGAAAACATGCCAGTAACAACTGAGATAAATTCAAAGGGATTATATAACACCGCTAAAATAATTAAACAAATAAAACAAAAGAACACAGACAAGCTTCAGAGTCTTGCGTATAATCTTTTCTTAAAAAATAATTCTTATAATCAAACATCAAAAAATGAATACAATAAGATAGATAATTATTATAGTTATAAATACCCTGTGATTGATAAAGGTTTCTCCTCAATGGATTATCAAGGTAGTTATATTTATGAAAAATTTGACATGGATATAACTAGCACGCTACCCAATAATCTTATATCAGATTTATTTAAGAATATTTTTGTTAACTCAATGGGAGATAACGGACAAATTTTTGAAAAATCAGTTTTCATTAATTCAGACAGTAACGTAAGATCAAACTTTAATTTTAATAAACCAGTATTTTTACCAGTTCAAAATACTAATAATGTTTCATTCTCTGATCAAACAGGAGTTGAAAGCAAGCAGCCTTGGAAAAAACCACTCCTCAAAGAATTACTCAATATAGAAGTAGCTAATGCCTATGAATACTCTTTCTCTATTAAGTCTATAGATTTCTGCGAAGTAACTCCAAATGAAAAAACAAAAGCATGTTTTGTTAGTAAGAAAATAAATTTCAATGGTTACCCTTTAGCTATTAAAGCAAAGGTTATTAAAAATCAAAATGAATTTAATTTATTGAATTCAACATTAGACTTAAAGTATCCAGTATCTTATGAGCTTTCAATATCAAACAAAGAAAATCCTTCAATTGAAGATGATTGGCTCCCAGTATGTGAATCTGGAGTCAGTACAATTGATTCAGAAGTTCTATTTTTTGACCAACAATCATTTTCCTGCAAGACTAGATTTCCTTTCAAGACAGATACAATTAAAATTTTTAAAAATGGCACAACAGTAAATCCAAGTCAATATAAATTAAATGGCAATAATATTATAATTAGTACACTTGAAAAAGATTCAATTTATTCTTGTTCATATACAATAGATTTGTCTTTATATAACGTTGATTATGTAGATTTCTTTAGACTTGGTTTATTAGATGAAACATTAAAGTCTTCTTCTGGATCTGGCAATTCTAATGAAACCTTTTCTGGAACCGATGCGCTAAATAGAATACAGCTAGCTCAGATTCCTCATATAGATACAAGAAATATAAACACAGCTATATACAGTAAGTTAGTTGGTACTATATTTTCTGGCAGTCAACAAGGCTATAGCCCAATAAAACTACAAATGCCGGACGGTTCTTTTGCAATAAACCTAACCAACTATACTGGAACTAAAGAGTTCCCAGAATTCCCAGAGTCCACTGACCTGTATTACTTTATTCAAAATGGAAAAAATATTATCTTCAATAAACAAATTGATGGAGATATAACTGCATTCTATGATTACTTAGCGGATACTATTAGATTCAGATTAATAATAAGAAAAAATACTTCAGACACCACATTTAGCGGTGCAGCTGATTTAGTTCTGTTAAAAGCAAAAACTAAAAATTATGATCCTTATTACGATAAATTAACTAAAACAATTTCTACAAATTAAGAAGATACTATATGGCACAACTTTCTCCAATTACATTAGTTTATGATCAAATAGCGATCAGCATTGCCGCTATTGCTAAGAAACAGTCTGAAGGAAAATATGTTACCAAACAAGACATCCTGCAAGAGTTTCATAACTATCTAACAGAAATACACGAGAAGGTAAATTCACCACAAGCTTCATTAGAGTTGTTTACTCTTGGAGAGCCGCCATCATCTACTAAGATGAACAAATTTATAAATGCAATAAGAGATGACATTAACGTATCAGCAAAACAATTAGATTTCTTAAATGCAAAAGCAATTAGTATTTTTAATTTATTTTCTACTGAAATAGAAAACGAAAAAAAGTATACAGAAAGAATTTTTTCTAAAACTAAAATACTTCAGATGTATAGTTCAAGTCCGTCAAATGACATAGTTTATAATGGCGATTCATTTGAGAATGGAGATTATATTGATTGGACAAATACTCCAGTCAGTCAAAACCCGATGATTACTGGCGGCTTTGCTTCAATAAAAATAAAAGACAACCCTGTAAGATGGCAGCCAAATGAGATAACTATAAATCCATCTAATGGTTTTATAGGCGACAACAATTTAGCTGTAAAAAAAACAAATAATATTTCTGATATTAATTATGAATACAAATTTTTAAATCCACCTAGCACTTCTAATGCAGTTCATATGGCAGATTTAAATCCAGCTTCATTTTTTGTTTACGAAGCAATTTCTGTTGAACCAAAAGACAATGTATTTCGTCATCAAAATGAATTTTGTTACATAGTTGATGATACTACTTTGTCAACCGCAGCAAAAAATTCTTTAGTTAATTGGTCAAATCACAATATGAATGATCCATTAAGATTAGATTTTACTTTAAAATCCGGATCAAAACAAAAGGCTAATTCAATTACAATAACTCCAAATTTTGATTCATCTAAGATCGTAAAAGTAAAACATATATATATTACAGATGATTCTAAACAAGTAGAAGATATTCTTCCAGAAGAATATTTTATAGGACTGTCAGTAGAAAATTTAACTAAAGAATCAGTTAAAAATTACTCACTTAATTCAGCAACTTTTCGCTTTACAGAAAGAACAATCTCACAGTGCAGGATTGTTATGGAGCAGCCTTATTATAATGATGTTGAAATTCTTCATAATTATTGGACAACAAATTACCAACTGCAAAATCAAGACAACAGTCCGTTCTATGGAACCATTAGATTTAATCCAGAACTTTTAAATAAAGATATGTATAATAAAGTTAATTATAACAAAGCTGCAATTATACCACCATTAACTAATCCAAATGTCTTTAAAAAAGATATATCTTTAAATCAAAACATTAGCATTACCGTTCAATCTCTTAGCGGCAATGTTGGTTCTAAATTAAAAGAAGAAACATTTAGTGTTCCAATTAAAGTTAACAGAGAAGTTTTGCCAGCTAAAAGAATGTCAATAGCAATTTCAGATGTGTCTTTGACTTATGAGCAATATGAAAATTCAGCTGAAATTATATCCAAACCATACAACTACGATTTACCTGTCGAATCTGTAATGTTGGATATAGACAGTAATTACAACGAGATAGCTAACTCTGGCGCTTATATAGAGGGTTATATTTCTTTTGATTCTGGTAAACAATGGATACAGATTTCTCCAGTTCAATCAGGCTACTCTACAAACAAGACAAGCAATGCTTACGTTCCTGAAGTTTTTTCAATAAATCAAAAAGTTGGAAACGAATTTAAACTACCAGGTGTGCAGTATGTTGATTATCCAAAAACAACAATAAATAAAGTTGCATACAATATTCCTCAACAAGTTAAGAATATATGTGTTAGAATTAAATTGATTAAAGGAACTGGAAACATTGTTCCTGTAGTCTATTCATATAAATTAGCAGTAAAGGTTAAACAAATATGAACATATCTATGGTTCAAAAAACAAGGTTTCTTGAAAACATATATAAATTATATTATTCAAATGGAATCAAACCAACAGATCATCAAATAAAAAAGGCTTTTAGTGATTATTTTTCTGTAAATAAACCAGGATTTCCTTTAAGGCTAAATTACAATGCGTTGAATTTGGAAGCAAAAACAAACGTAGACTTATTGAATGAGCTTATGGTTAATAGTTTATTTAATTTAGATGTTTTATATGACACTATATTAGATAGCAACGAAGAATTGTTCCAAGTTGTTACTTCATTAAATAAAAATATTGAAAACTTGAAGGCAAAAAGAAAAGCACTTGAAGCAAAGGTAGACGATCTAATATTTGCAAATAATAATTCTGAAGGATACTTTTATTCTTATACAGAAAACTTTTCAAATATAGATAAGGTAGATACTTTTTATAGTTCAGCATATGTAGACATCCTTTCCGGATACGCAATGCTAAGCGCCGAAAACTCAGATAGATATACAGTATTCTCTTTAGATAATATTATAAACTCTAGACCTACAATTTCTCTTTATGAAAATGGAACCCTAGTTTCTAACACTATTGATTCAAGTACATTCAATAATGTTTTTGATGGCCTAAATGACACCTATTGGATGTATGAGCACAAGACATCATCTCCAATCCCAGTAGCATTGAGTTTCGATATGCCAATATCCAATGCTTCAATCATATCAAAGGTGGAGGGATACGTTTTAACGTCTAGCCCATTAGACATTCAATTAGTAGTATCTCCCGTAGATGGTTCGCCTCAAGATACTTTGACTAAACTTTCTTCTGGAGATTATAGTTCTTTTAGTTTTTCTTTAAAGCCAAAGAGTTACTCTAGTATAAGAATAACTTTCTTTAAAAAAGAACCAGATCTTATCGATAAAAATTCACAGCTACCATATGTTTATAGAATGGGTCTTAGAGATCTTATTATAGGAGCTTCTACTAGATCCAAGTACGGCACTATAGTTTCAAAGCCAATATCATTACCCGTTCAATCCAATGATCAATTGGTAATTGATTCTGTATCAATGGAAGCAAATGAGCAATTTGTTAACGATGGAGTTATTAATTATTATATTGCCGAAGACAATGCAAGTGCAAACACTATTTCTGATTTTAATTGGATTCCAATTTCTCCAGCTGGTTCAGAAAATGCTGGGTTTACATCTATTGTTAATTTTAATGGCTCTGTAAAAAATGTAATTAATCTTTCATCAATTCCAAAAGATGAAGAAATAGAATTAATTCCTATTGATACTACATCAAAAAATATAAATGATTTAAATCCAAATAATAAAATATATGAAAATAAAACAGTTCATAGAATAGCTGCGCTAGATAATGATGAAACATATATTAATCCAGTATTATTGGGAAATACAAATTCATTTAAACATTTTTATATATTAAACAATATTCCATTTAGATATAAAGATATAGAAGCTTGGAATAGTGATATCAATGCAATAGACAATACGCTACTGAGCAACAATCTATATCAGCAATTGGGAACTATTTCTCCAGGAATAAATTCTCCATCTTCTGGTTATGTAAAAACGAAAATGATTTGCGATTCAGAAAACAATGTTATTAATACTATCAAAAAATCTGTATCAACATTTGATTTAGCGGTGTATCTAAATGGTGTTAGAATAGCAGATTTACCATCAGGGCAATTAAGTCAAAGTGTTGAATGGAATTTCCTTGAAGGAATAAATGATATAGTCGTAACTTATGATAAAGCTTCTTCTGGTCAAATATCTTTTTCTTTAACTGAAGGAATTGATTTAAATACTTATGGATCTATATTTACTGATTATTTTTTCTATCTTGATAGATTTGATTTTAGAAATAAAAATATGAATGACAATTTTTATTTTACTATAGATAATCCATTTGGAAGAAAAGAAATAATAGCCTCTTCAAAGATTGAGAATCAATCAAGATTTTCTTATATATCCAATAATGCCACAGCTCCTAAGGCTATAAGGTATAGAATAGATTTTTCTAGATTTGAAAATCCGTTTGTTTCCCCTAAGGTTGATTCTTTAAGAATTAAATTTAAACATAAGGATTTATAAAATAGTATAATTTTACTACTATATTTAAAGGTGATTAATTATGGCAAAAACATATCCTAGTAAGGCAAAATATAGAGTGGCTCAACCCTTCTTTGAAAGGTTCAGACAAAGATATAGAGGCCATAGAAATAGCGTTGATGAAAACAGGGAAATGAATTTTTTTCTAATTGACGTTAATAAAATTAACAATACATTAACATCGATAAGTACAAGTATAGATGATGTTGAAAAAAATTTCATAGGAAATTTAAATAATTTAAGCTCTCTTGAAATTTCAGAAGATGGTTTATTTTATGACTTGAGTCCTATAAGAGTTTTTTATCAAGACGTATACGAATTAAATACTCCGGAAGAACAGTCTTTATATTTATCAAAAGCAAATAGACTTTCAGCAATTTTAGCAAGGCTAGAAACCAAAGTAACAAGAATAGAGAATGGCAGATAATATGACAGAGATAATAAACACCAAAAAAAGGGACGCACAATACGCAGGTCCGGTAGATAGCAATGATTATAATTCAAGAATAGAAGAAAACTATCAAGACCTTTTATTCCTTTATAATAAAGCAAACATAATCGATGCCAAGCTACAAGAAGCTTTTGAAAGAGTCCTAAAAGACCATGCAATGTTGTCTAACGCTATCGTTGATCTTTCCAATAGAATCTCTGCACTAGAGGTAAATGATGGAACAACTTCTCTTTATTCTTATTCCCAAATAGATTATGCTAGATTTACTGCAACTGAATTTTCAATTGGTTCTTCAGAATTGCTTTCAATTGACCCACATTACAATGTTGTTACTCTCCCTAAGATAGCAAACGCATCAAGTTCAAAAATAAAATTCTATAATCCTTCAAATGGACAAGTGATATCAGACTTGTTTAAGGTTAATGTCCAAAACAATATTGGAGGTATAGATAGTCCAGGAGCAATCGTAAATACTACACCTGTTTACAATGCAATCTTAGATGATCCAACTAAAGTGTGGAGCAGAACTATAGTCAGTGAAACAAATGCATTAGGCGCAGCACAACTTACCTTCTACTGCAAGATATCTGCAGAGTTTACTGGATCGTTAAAAACAAATTGCGTAAAACTAAATCCATATCCAATGCATTCAGTAAACGTATATTCGATTGAATATACTAATAAGGAAAATCCTACCCTAACAGATGCAGATGGTTGGACACCCTTGAACTTTAATTCTTTATACGATGGAGAGCAACAGGCTATTGGAAAAGTTCCTCCAGGAGCTTGGATTATGGTTGGGTCTGACGAGGTAGAAAACTCACCTCCACTTTGCTTCTATTTCTCCGACATAGATATGACTGCAATAAGAATAGTTTTGCGTCAAGAAAATTATTTTAAAGAGCTTGGCAAATACGTCTATACATACGGTCTTTCAGATTTAGATATTAGATATGATAAATTTGCAACATCTGGTAAAACAATATTTAACTTTAAAGCACCAAGTGATAAGCTAATAAGTGCCGTGACAGTACAGCCAGTCATCTTTAATGTTCCAAGATCCCAGATGTCAAATGCCTTTTCATACAGAGTCATATATGAAGATGGTGCAACTTACAGCACAAACAACCCTGGAGCGTCTACCCAAATTTGGGTTGAAGTAACCTTAAATATGTTGGACGATAAGACCCCTCCAATTTTGTCAGATTTAATAGTAGATTACGACTATATTTCAGCTTAATAAATCATATTTAATTTAACAAATAAGGGTTTGAAAAACCATACTTATTTTTACTATATAAGCATCGAGTTTCTATAAGGAGATTACACAATGGCTACATTTTACGTTGGTCCAAGACCTGTTTTGAGAGGCCAAAACACCAATGATATGGTGAACCCATATTATACAATGACCGGCAAAGCCAAGGGCAAGGGAACATACTCATACTACCCACTGCGCAGCACTAGCCAGTTACTTACTGGCGCACCAGACAATGCCTACACCCCAGGATCTGGAGCTCGTCCTGGCAACGTTCTTATGTCGCAACTGTTTACTGGCTCAACGCTATATGCAGGAACAACACCTTTGGCTGGAACATTCCCTAATGGATCCGCAACTTATGATGGAGCAAGATTCCGTCCTCTTGAATACAAGGGTATCGCAGGAGCACAAGCTCTTAATGGGGGCCACGCTCAGAGAAATCTCTACTATGGATTCTATAGCAACTTCATATTTGACGGTGTTGCATCAGCAGAAGTTATGCCGGCAGGTTATGGTCATGGTCCAAGAACTGAAGCACAAGGTGCACCAGCATCATTTGGATTGTTCAGACCAAATGATGTCCAAGGTGTTGCTAGCGCAAAAATATTCACTGCCGATTATGGACAAGCTAACGATACCACAATTTATGGTAGAGCACATCCAAAAGAATACAAAGGTGTTCCATCAGCAAAAGTATTGTAATAAAATTGAATAACATAGCATGAGCCGCACGGCTACTGTGATATAATCAGTATCACGGAAACCGACGCTCAGTAATGAGACGAAGATATCCCGCCCCCACAAGGGCGGGATAATCTTTTTCTAAGGTGACTTTATAAGTTTTAGTAGTTTTATGAAGGATTATCAATGTCTTTAGATATTTTAGAAAAAGTAATTAGTGAAGATACGATACCAGTAGAAGTGGCGGAAAAGTATCTGCACATATTTTTGGGTCCAACTGATTGGAAAAAAAATATAAATAAACTTTGGGAAATATCTGGATCAAAATCAAAGGATCCCGAAACAAGAAAAGCGTTTATGAAGAGAGCAATAAGCTGTGCTGTGTTGCTGCCGTATACAGAAAAGAGTTTAGTTCCATCTCCACCAGAAAATCTTTTGTTCTGGTGTACTGCATGGGTTCAATTTAATGAGAAAGATTGGTTTGATCTTTTTAAAAAAGTTATAAAAGAAGATATTGACATAGCAAATAATAGGAATCAGGCTATACTATTAGGTGTCATAGATCCAATAGACGTGTCACCATTAAATAGACAAGCTTTTAATTGGCTTTATGAAAAAGCTAAAGAGAATGAAGATTTAGACAGTTTAAACGTAGAGGAATTAAAAGTAAAATTTGCAAATATTGTTAAATCGTATGGTGGAGCAGTAGTTTGTAACATGTTTGTTAACCACAAAAAGAATGTAAATAATGTTTTTAATTGGAGAAGTGGATACTTCTTTGAAAGAGAAATACATAAAGTATATTCTTTGCAGGATTTGTTGAAAATAAAAAATACAGAAATCCAAAAAATGAATTCAAAATATATTAGAAAAATAAATAACTAGGAGATAAAAATGGCCGAAGAAATTGAAAATGGTAATCCAGATCTAACACCAATAGCTAATAAATCTGCATCTATGTTTTCTTTTAAGTTAACAGATGATTTTATTTCAAGCTACAAAGATAAGTTTGCCCCGTTTGGATATAGGGATGCAGGTGGTAACTCTGTTGGAGAGATTACTTTTCTTCGTACATATTCACGTCTTAAAGAAGACGGAACAAAAGAAACATGGTCAGATGTTTGCGAAAGAGTAATCAACGGAATGTACTCTTTACAAAAAGATCACTGCAAGAAAAACAGACTCCCATGGAATGATGCTAAGGCACAGGCTTCAGCCAAGGAAGCATTTGATAGATTGTTTAATTTAAAATGGACACCTCCAGGACGTGGTCTATGGGCCATGGGTACAAACATTGTTAACATACAAAAGAACTCAGCCGCACTGCAGAACTGTGCTTTTGTTTCCACTGGAGAAATGAATAAGTTTAACCCAGCAAAACCATTTGCTTTTCTAATGGAAGCATCGATGCTAGGTGTAGGTGTGGGATTTGATGACAAAGGCGCAGACAAAGACTTTGCAATATACGAACCAAAGAAGCCAGCTAATAGCGTTCCTTATCTAGTGCCAGATACTAGAGAGGGCTGGGTTGATTCAATGGCCATGCTTTTAAACTCGTATTTAAAACCAGATCAAGAAGAAATACAATTTGATTATTCCCTCATAAGACCAGCAGGTACTCCAATTAAAACATTTGGTGGCGTTGCAGCAGGTCATGAACCACTAGAAAAGCTTCATGTTCATATTAAAAAAATGTTTAGCGGGAGAAAAGGCGAGAAACTTACAAGAGTAGACATTGCTGATATTGGTAACGTCATAGGAGTATGTGTAGTATCTGGCAATGTGCGTCGTTCAGCTGAGCTGCTAATAGGTCGCTTAGATGATCAAGACTTCTTGAATTTAAAGAACTCAGAACGTTTCCCAGAAAGAAACTCATACGATTCTAGTGCACCAGGTTGGGGTTGGATGTCCAATAACTCTGTGGAAACAGCAGTTGGGGCAGACCTTTCAAGCATCGTAGAAGGAATTTCTCTTAACGGTGAACCAGGAGTAATCTGGATGGACATGTCACGCAAATATGGTCGCTTAGCTGATCCAGCAAATAATAAAGACCATAGAGTAGCTGGGTACAACCCATGTGCAGAACAGTCATTAGAGTCCTATGAGTGCTGCACCTTGGTTGAAACATATTTAAATCGTCATGATTCACTAGAGGATTACAAGCGTACGTTAAAGTTCGCCTATCTATATGCAAAGACGGTAACTCTACTCCCAACACACTGGGAAGAAACAAATGCAATCATGCAACGCAATCGTCGCATCGGTGCATCAATGTCAGGTGTAGCTAACTTTGCTGACCGCGTTGGCGTTCCAGCATTGCGCGAATGGATGGACGAAGGATACAAGACTGTTCAGCGTTATGATAATGTATATTCTGAGTGGCTAGGTATTCGTGAATCAATTAAGATGACGACAATTAAACCTTCAGGAACAGTTTCAATTCTTGCTGGTGAGTCGCCAGGAGTTCACTGGACGCCAGGTGGGAAGTTCTTCAATAGAACAATTAGATTCTCTAATGATGATCCTATGTTGCCACTATTTAGAATGGCCAACTATAGAGTTGAACCAGCTTCTGAATCACCAGACACTACATCTGTAGTATACTTCCCTATCAAGTCACAGGCAGCAAGAGCAGAGCGTGATGTTACAATCTTTGAAAAGATGTCACTAGCCGCAATCGCTCAGCGTTATTGGTCAGACAATTCAGTTTCTGTTACAATATCATTTGATAAAGATAAAGAAGCACAGCACGTTGGGACTGTCCTCCACATGTATGACGGTCAATTAAAGACAGTGTCATTCCTACCAAGCGGAAATGATACCTACCCCCAGATGCCGTATACACAAATATCTGAGCAAGAATATACTGATGCAACAATTAATCTATTCCCTATAGATTTGAGCGGAGTATATGCTGGCATGGCTGCAGACGCAATTGGAGAACGCTATTGCACTACAGACGCATGCGAAATTAAATTCATAAAGGATAACACTAAATAATAATCTGGTGATATAATATATATATGGATTTAGAAAATACAATTCAGGTTCTTGACAAAGGATACGTGAGACTTGTAGATACAATGGGTAGTGATCTATCTGTGGTTAATGCTGCTCGCGCATCCTTTGCTAAAGAATCTAAAGAATTAGAAAAAAAAGATGTTCAGTTAATTGATTTCTTAATTAGAGAAAATCATATGTCTCCTTTTAGACATGCGTTTGCTACCTTTGAGTTTAAAGCTCCATTAATGGTTGCGCGTCAACACTGGAAGTATGTAGTCGGTTCAGATCATACTATGGATTCTTGGAACGAATCTTCAAGAAGATATGTAACTATGGAACCAGAGTTTTATATACCAAGCGTTGAAGAATGGAGACTAGCACCAGAGGATAAAAAGCAAGGATCTGGTGGTCCAATAGGACCTTGGATTGGTTCTATATTAACGGATGAGTTAAATAGATACATAGAACAAGGTGAAGCACTTTATAAAATGGCGATGGATAACAACGTTGCCGCAGAACAAGCTAGACTCTTTTTGCCTGCATACGGCATGTACGTTGTTTATAGATGGACTTGTAGCTTGCAGTCAATAGCCTTGTTTCTTAATCAAAGATTAGAAGAAGCAGCTCAGGTAGAAATTAGAGACTATGCTAGAGCTGTGCTATCATTAATACAGCCCATATTCCCAGTAAGCATTAGTGGATTGGTTGATATTAGAAATGTTTAAAAATTTAGCATTAGCATTAGTTTATTCTGTGTTAATTAATTGGTGTGTTAGTATGCAAATACTAAACCAAGTATCAAAGAATAAAAGTGTAAAAGTTGTATCAACAATTATGTCAGTTCTACTAGGTTTTGTAAGTGGATTTTTATTACTGGTAAATTAATGATAACAAAAAAAGATAATCAATTTATGCAATTGTGTGAGTCGGCTGCAAGCATATTTTCCACCTGCGGAAAAAGAAAATACTCTTCAATACTTGTTGATTCAAATAATCATATAGTTGGATTTGGCTACAATGGTGGGCCAAGAGGATTTGTACACTGTCAGGACGGTGGATGTGATCGATTAAAGCAGAATTCTGCTAGTGGTTCAAGCTATGAAAACTGTATAGCAATCCACGCAGAAGCAAATGCATTCTTACACTCTGATTATAATTCAAATCCAGAAAAAATCTATGTTAATGGACCCCCCTGCTTTGCTTGTGCCAAGCTAATAGCAAATAGCACAGTTAAGACTGTATACTACAAAGAAGACGTAAGTTATTTAGACTGGAACAACGTAGAAAATTTCTTAAACAAAGCAAACATTAAGACAATAAAGGTTAAATAATGCCAGCATCAAAATTAAATTATCTTGTAGTGTACAAAAACCATAGTCAAGTATATGGTTGCTCATCGCCTAAGATAGCATTAGATTCTCCTCCGCCAGAAGGTTTAACAGAAGAAGATAAGAATATATTTTTTGTAACATTTGAGCCGGATTCAGATAATATTTGTTTATATAAATATTCTGATTCACAGTCCCAATTAGGTGGGTATGACTTAGATGATAAAATAGATAAACCAAAAAAGGCAACAAAAAAAGAAAAAAATTAATATGGCAAAGAAAATAAATGAAAAGAAAAAAGTAAATATTAAGCTTGAATCAGGTCAAACATATTTGATAACATCAATAGATCAGATGTTGCAAATATCAAATGCTCTGATACACTTAGCGTCGTCCATAAAAGATGAAAAAGAAAGATCGAACCTTCTTCATCTAAGCGAAGAAGCAATAAAGGCCATAAATGAAAATCAATTCATCAGCAGAAATACAGACAACAGTAATGAATGGGAAGACTAAATTATTTATAGCTGGATTTATTTTTGGTGCAGCTATATATATCTTTAGAAAGAATGAAAAGATTTCTCCACAAATAAATACTTCCTTTGATCAATACAGAAATAGATTAAAAGAGTTTTTTATTGAGGAAAATATTGAAGCAAAGATGCAGAAAATGTTTGAATATATAGATCATGGGATAAATAAAGAAGACGCATTTGCTATGATATTAATGGATTCAGAAATAGAAAGATTTTAAAATGATAGATTTATGCGTAGTAAGCTACAACACTAGACCGTTGTTAGAGAGACTTTTAAATACGTTGCATGTTGACGTAGATAAAGATTCTAGATTATGGAATTTATATATTGCAGATAATGATTCCCAAGATGACACTGTTCAATGGTTGAATCAAAACGAATCCAATTATAGTATTGATAAGATTTTTATAAATAAAAATATAGGATACTCAGGAGCATGTAACCAACTCGCTGCTCACGGCAATGGAGAAATAATAGCGTTGTTAAATTCTGACGTTTGGTTTACTAACGAAGACATTAATGCTATACATAATATATTTGATAATGATGAAAGTATACATATACTTGGTCCAAAACAACGAGACGAAAAAGGTTTCATAACTCATGCTGGTATAATTGGAACAAATACAGCTCCAGCTCATAGGGGTTGGAGACAACATGATCCGGAAGATCTAATGTTTAAAGATAGAATACCTTGCGTGACAGTATCCGGATCTGCATACTTCATTAGAAGATCAGTATGGGAATCTCTTGCAAACGACGCAGAGTATAAGCAGATGTACCCATCTTCTACGGGAGCTTTTTTGCCAACCCCACACTACTATGAAGAAACTTGGTGTTCATATTTTGCACGTCATCGTGGTTACAATGTAGTATATGATGGAAGTGTATCTATAGGTCACAGCTGGCACGCATCGTCTCCAAAACCAGGAGAAGGATATAGTCATGCAGATAGTCAATTTAAAGTAAGTCAATCAATATTTCGCAGAGCATGCGATCAATTAGGAATAGAAAGAGATTAATATGTCAGATCAATTTAATGTTTATCTTTATAACGCAGAAGTTGTTAAAGTAGTAGATGGAGATACTTTTAAGATCAATATAGATCTTGGTTTTGAAGTTAGTATCGGACCAAAAAGCGTAAGACTCTATGGAGTAAATACACCAGAAAGCCGCACTACAAATCTTGAAGAAAAGAAGATGGGACTTGCAGCAAAAGAGTTCACTGATCAGTGGATTAAGAAAGCT